CTAATACACAGTTGACTTTCGAAGCGATGAATGTCATCCTGAAGAGCAGAGGAATGCAGGGGATTATTAAAGCGAATAACAAAGATGCGACCGGCACGCAGATCCCGCTTGGTGATAAGGCCAAAAGAGAGATTGATGAGACTTTCAAGACAGAGTACGGATTAAGAGACGACCAAAAGCAATACCTGATCAGCTATTCGGATATCGACTTCATCAAAACGATCATGAACAGCGAGGAGCTGGGGATTTATAAGGAGTTTTCGAACAATGCAATGATAATTTCAAACGGTTTTGGCATACCTCCCGAGCTGTATAAGACCTACACACAGGGAGCAACGTTTGAAAATCAGAGACAAGCCGAACGTAGATTGTATCAAAATACGGTCATCCCACTGGTCGAAAATGAAGATCAATATTATACGGAACGTCTTAAAATGCGGGATTATGGTTTTGAACTAAAAACAAGCTGGGCACACATAGACTGCCTTGCTGAAGGGTTCAAAGAAAAGGCTACAGCACTAACGATGAACGCCAGGACGGGCGAAACTGCTTACAATAATAACGTCATAACATGGAACCAATATCTTACATTGATGGACATGGAACCAGCGATTGGAGGCGATGTTTATAAATACCAGAGGACTGAAACTACAGCAACTCCTGTGCAGTCAGAACCTCAAAATGTTGCTGTATGAAAAAGCTTACCAAAGAGGAAGAAAAGAAACTAAAAATATTGAAGAAGTTAAATATTGACAGTAAGGAACTTAAAAAACAGAAGCCATGAACAAAGAATTTATCACAAAGGATTTTAGTTCGACTGTTGAAGATGTAACGGACGAAGGTATTGTTTCCATTTATGTCAATAAGTTCAACAACGTTGATACTGCTGGTGAGATATCCGACCCGAAAAGTTTCAATAAAACTATCTCTGATGGAATTCAAAGAATCAAACACCTGAAGGACCACGACCAGCATAAACTTCTCGGATTACCACTTGAAATTAAGCCTGACTCATTCGGACTACTTGTCCGCTCTGCCATGAACCTGAAAAAGGATTTAGCCAAGGACGTATTCGAAGATTATAAATTCTTTGCCGGATACAATCGGACACTGGAGCATTCGATAGGTACGTGGATTGTTAAGTCTGTTCCTGATGGTAAATTCAAAAGGATCCTGGAATATGCTTTGTTTGAGTATTCAACCCTTTCATTCCTGGGGGCAAACCCTGAAACACCCCTTGTCAGCTTCAAGAATGACAGCAATTTTCAGCAACTCAACCTGCTTACACAGATGCTGAAGGGTAACTACACAGATGAGAGATTTAAGATATTGGAAAATAGTATCAACTTAATAAAGAAGAGTATGGACGGTCAATTAATTGTTGAATGCCCTTGTTGTGGTTTAGCATTCGACTATAACTCATGCGAAGAAAGAACTGTTGAAGCCCTCATAATGGATTCAGTTGTGAATTTTACCAGATGGACCATAGAGGATACGGTACAACAGGAGATGTCAAAATTAAGGCCGGATATACAGTCTCAGGTTCTTGAGATGGTACAATCCACCAAAGGCCTTGATCTATCTGGGATGTACAACCATGTGCGTTGCCCCAAATGCTATTCAATTGTAACAAATAAATCACTCGCAAATTCGGAGCCGATGAAAATCACTACGAAGGACGAGCCGGTTGATAAAATAGACTTCAAATTTTTAACCTCAAATTTTAAAATCAATTAAGATGGACGAGAAAGACTTACTTGAAAAAGTAAAAAAAGAAGCTACTGAGGCCGTGCAAAGTTTCACGACCGAGTACAAAGAGATCGCTACCAAAGCGGCAGAAGGTAAGATGAGCAAAAAAGAAGTCGATGAGGCTTTGTCTGCTCTCGAGACCAAATCCCAAACTTTCACCAACGATCAGTTCAGGTCACTGAACGATGAGATGCTGAAAGTAAAAGAAGAGTTAATTGGCGCAAAAGCCAGTCTGAAAGCTCTTGCTGAAGTTCCAAAATCTAGCAAAGAAGAAAAGACCGGATTCGGTACCTTATTGCGGAAATCACTTGAAAAAGAAGGTCTGGTTGAAGAAATCGTGATCGAACCACTTTCAGGGAAAAAAGCTTTGACCGTCAAAGGATGGGATCGGAACAATTTGAAGCTTAATGTCAAAGCAGCTGTTGATATGACGACTGCATTGTCTATTATCCCTGGTTCAACACCTGGAACTTCTATCGGTTATTTGACCGACTACAAGATGAAGGACGTGATGATCAATCTTACCAAAGATACCCATTGCACTCAATTCCTTCCTACTGATCCAATCGTCAACAAGTACATGGGTGTTCTGGTTGAGCACACGTATTGGGACGGCGCAGCTGCTAAAGCTGAAGGTTCTGCTGCAGGAAAATCTTCCATCAAATTCAAAACGGTCGAATTCAAGGCCATTGAATATGCTACCTATTTCCGCATCTCGAAAGAAAACCTTTCCGACCTCCCACGTCTGGAGAGTAAATTGAACAGGATTGCTCCTGACAAGATCTTGAGTACACTGGATGCTGCCATTTTCTCAACAACTGGCGACAACTCGGCAACTGCTTGGGGGATGTACTATGCAGGAAATTATGTTGCATTCTCTGAGACCGGTCTTGGAACCGTTGCTAATGCAAACCTGATCAACCTGATCGGTAAGATGGTCCTTCAGGCTCAATTGGCTGATGAGGATGTTAACGTGGTCGTTCTTCACCCTTCAAGGCTGAACGCTATCCGTCAGGAAAAGGACGAACTTGGCAATTCAGTAAACGACAGAAATGTTGTTTTTGATGCTCTTGGAAACGTTGTCTCTATCTGGGGTCTGACGGTTATCAAGAATAAGAATCAAACCGTTGACCGTGTTACGGTCATGTGGAATGAAGCTGCTGAAATTGGTATGTTGGAAGACATCACCTTTGAAATCGGAACCGATGGAACTGATTTAACTGAGGGTATGAGAACAATTGTATTCTGGATGCGTGCTGCTTTTGGAGTAGGCAAACCAGGTGCCATTTTCTTATCCGCTGATCCTGATGGCGACATTGCGAAGATAAACGCTGTATAATTTTTCCTGTCATGAGAAAATTTATTTTGAGTTTATTGCTGATTGTCGGAGCGATGATCAGCAATGCGACAGATCGAACTGCGACAATAAAAACAGGGCTGACAACCATCAGTCCTGCTCTAACGCTTACCACTGCTGATGGTATTTCTGAAAATGAAACGGTTAACATCGTTATATCCAACCCTCAGAAATATATGCAGTTTCAGACTTTCACTACTTCACTTACGAACATTTCAGGGAGTACGTCGGTAACTGTAACGGCTTATGGTAAGGTTTTGTCTAATAGTGCCTATGTGCAGATTGGAAGTCCTGTAACTATCACAACCGGAGCAGTGGCAACGATCACAGCTACCACTCCAGTAAACTACAACATTCTGAAAGTAGAGTACGTGGCAGGATCAGGCACACAACATTCGCATATTGCAACCTTCGATGTAAAGACCGCAAACGCCTATGACATTCCTGCAAACTCTGGTACGCTGACTATTAGTCGAGCGACAAGCGGGGCGGTAGTGGTAACAACTAAAGACGATGACGCCAATGCAGTCACTAATTACAGGGCAGGAGGTTCAGGTGCTTTAACCCTGGGGTCAGTATCAGGAACGGCAGCCATTTTGTCAAGTGATTGGGCAATTGATGCGACAGGTATAGCCACGAACATGGGAACGATCAACGGTCTGACAATCTTAAACAGTAAGGCTAGGTTAGTGACAACAGCCATAGCCGCAGCGGATAGCACCTCAGCGGGGGCAATGCTTTCAGCCGTGGATCAGTTTGTAGTCGTTACCTCTGGAGCTGCTTCAAGAAGTATCACCCTTCCGGCTACGAGTGCAACAACTATTGGGCTTGTTATCGAAGGATGGGTTGGCGCAACGGGTTTCGATCTTCGAGTTGCAACAGCGCAAGCTATGACTGTAAAATTAAATGATGTTACAGGGGCGGCGACCGTAGGGGTTGAAGCGGCAATACCTGCGACAACTAAGTTTAGAGTCGTTTGT